TTAAAGAGGAATGGATTAAGTTCGGTGAAGAACCAAACGACGGTAGCTGGTACATCGCAGTAGACTGCGCTGGTTTTGATGAGATTGGTAAGAAGAATACCAATAAACGATTAGATAAAACCGCTATTGCGTGTGTCAAGGTAGATAACCAGAATGTATGGTATGTGGATAAGATTGAAACAGGTCGCTGGTCTACTGAGGACACAGCACTACGAATACTTAAAAACATACAAGAGTATCAGCCGCTGGCAGTAGGGATTGAGCGAGGTATCGCAAAGCAAGCGATTATGAGTCCACTGATGGACGCTATGCGAAGAATGAACTGTTACGCTCACATAGAAGAATTGACGCACGGCAACAAGAAAAAAGTAGACCGTGTAACTTGGGCTTTGCAGGGTAATTTAGAGCATGGCAGGATTGTCCTAAACGCTGAAGGCGATTTTGATTTGTTTGTTGATGAACTCCTAATGTTCCCCACACAGGGAGTGCACGATGACACGGTGGATGCGTTAGCGTACATCGAGCAGTTAGTCCGCCCCAACTTCGATGCTGATGATGGTGGCGATGAGTGGGAAACTTTAGATGTAATTTCAGGATACTAATATGGCAAGAGGATTATTTGACTTACCTCCAATCATGGGTGATGACCCTGACCGTAATTTAGGTATGCTCAACGATTTGTATAACAGCTATGACCCTAAGAGTAATATGAGCAGTCCTGCGTATTTACAAGGTGTTACTGGATTGCGCCCTTATGATTTATACACCGATAAAGAAGGTATGCGGGGCGCTCTTGGTTATGTAGATTCTTTTTATCAACCAACTGTTGTAAACCTTAGCGCACCTTTCCTGCAAGACGCTACTCGTATTTTAGCCCATGAAGCAGCCCACGTTCAAACGAACATTGCTGATAGACAGGTTGGAAAAGACTCTAAAAAAGATACATTAGCGCAAGCATCGCAACGAAAAACAAGAGGTGAAGAAGGCGCAACTTTACGAAAACAACTTGAACAAAATTTTAAAACCTATGTTAATAAGTTAGATTTTGGAAAAAGATTTGATAGTGAAGTAGGGGCTTATGGTACTCGGAATACAACGTGGTCCGAACGCTTTGCTGACTTACAAAGTTTAGAGTCTCAACTACCTCGTGGCAAGACACTGCTTGATACACCGCTTGGTCAGAATGTATTTAATACACCTGAATTAAAAAGGTATTGGTTACAGACTACTTTACCACTCCAGGCTAAAGCACTAGAACAAAATCCTGAGTTACAACAAAGTTTCTTTGATAAGTTAGAAATATTTAAAAACACATTTAGAGACGAGGCTAAAACTCGCAGTTATGCTAACGCAGCTCTTACAGCGTTAAAGAAAGCAACCACTAAAGAAAAAGTAGTCAACCCAATGTATTCCGACCCGTTCGGCAATACGATTAAATAGGAACTAAAAATGGCTGAAATGAAAGACAACAACGAAGGTACGAAGTGGGAAGAACCTTCTGAGGCTGACAAAGAGTTAGCAGCGTTCGTTGTACAACACTGTAACCGCTGGCGTGATAGCCGTGACGAGAACTACCTAGAAGACTGGCTTGAATACGAGCGTATCTTCCGTGGTGTTTGGGCTTCTGAAGACCGTACTCGTGAGTCCGAGCGCAGTCGCTTAATCAGTCCCGCAACGCAGCAAGCAGTCGAGACTCGCCACGCTGAGATTATGGAAGCAATCTTTGGTAACGGAGAGTTCTTCGACATCAAAGACGACATCATGGACTACAACGGTAATCCAATGGATGTCCAAGCGATGCGTGCTTTACTGATGGAAGATTTAACTGCGAACAAGATTCGTAAGTCCGTAGACCAGATTGAACTGATGGCAGAGATTTATGGTACTGGTATCGGTGAGATTATGGTTAAGACCGAGACAGAGTACACTCCTTCGACTCAGCCTATTCCGGGTAGTACGCAAGCTGCGTATGGAGTTACTGAGAAAGAATACTTCTGCGTTAAGATTAACCCAGTAAACCCTAAGAACTTTTTGATTGACCCTAACGCTACCTCGATTGAGGATGCACTGGGTGTAGCGATTGAGAAGTTTGTCTCTATCCACAAAGTGGTAGAAGGTATGGAAAGAGGTATCTATCGCAAGGTAGACATCGGACCTGCTGGCAATGATGACGACTTAGAAGTAACCCAAGAAGTAGTCCAGTATCAAGATGACAAGGTTAAACTCCTCACATACTACGGATTAGTCCCTAGAGAGTATCTAGAACAGCTTGAGAACGACGGAATGGAAGTGGTTGACCTGTTCCCCGAGGACAGCACTGCAGACACCTACAGCAACCTCGTAGAAGCTATTGTGGTAATTGCTAATGATGGTCTACTCCTCAAGGCAGAGCGTAACCCCTACATGATGAAAGACCGTCCTGTAGTTGCTTACCAAGACGATACCGTTCCTAACCGCTTCTGGGGTCGTGGCACAGTCGAAAAAGCATACAATATGCAAAAGGCGATTGATGCACAGCTCCGCAGTCACTTAGACAGCTTGGCATTAACCACTGCTCCGATGATTGCAATGGACGCTACTCGCCTACCTCGTGGTGCTAAGTTTGAAGTTCGTCCCGGCAAAGCAATCCTCACCAATGGTAATCCTGCTGAGATTATGATGCCATTCAAGTTTGGACAAACCAGCCCCGAGTCTGCTGCTACCGCAAGAGACTTTGAGCGTATGTTACTCATGGCAACTGGTACTCTGGATAGCCAAGGCATGGTTACACAAGCCACTCGTGATTCTAGCGGTGCTGGTATGTCGATGGCTGTTTCTGGAATCATCAAGAAGTACAAGCGTACCCTGACAAACTTCCAAGAAGATTTCATGGTCCCGTTGATTAAGAAGGTTGCGTTCCGCTATATGCAATTTGACCCTGAGCGTTATCCTTCTGTAGACATGAAGTTCATTCCTACCGCTACCTTGGGTATCATGGCTCGGGAATACGAACAGCAACAGCTTATCGGTTTGTTACAGACTCTTGGACCTGATACTCCTGTGTTGCCAATCATCCTCAAAGGCATTATTGCCAACTCCAGCCTGTCTAACAGGGCTGAAATGGAGCAAGCCTTGACACAGATGAGTCAGCCAAACCCAGAAGCACAGCAACAGGCTATGATGGCACAGCAAATGCAGATGGAACAGGCTCAGGCGCAGACACAATCGCTACAAGCCCGTGCAATGCGTGACCAAGCAGAGGCTCAGAAGACCGTAGTTGAGACCCAATTACTGCCTGAAGAACTCAAAGCCAAGGTCATTAGTTCACTTTCTACTAACATTGATGGTCAAAACCAAGACAATGAGTTTGAAAAGCGTGCAAGAATCGCTGATTTGATGCTCAAAGAGAAGGACATTGACAACAAAGGTAAGATTGTTGAGCTACAGATGCAGAAAAGCCGCAACGCTTAGAACTGATACAAAAAGTCTGCTATCTTTTGGTGTTCCTCAGCCGTTCCATCATTCTTAATACGATTGGCACGCCAAGAGATAACGACAACATTGTCTGAAACATACCCTTTATTGGAGTCAATTCGGTCAAAAGATACAGTGTTTTCAGCCCTGTTTTCAGCAAAATAATCAAGTTCTATACCTAATATAGGACAATGGGTAGGAAACTCTAGTTCACCGAAGTCGATAGTAAACTCTACTCCAGTTTTTGTAGCGTTTGCTTTCTTTTTACGGAATTTTTCACGCATAGTTTGATAAATTAGACTTTTACGGTGTTCTTTATTATTCCACTGAGGACCCCATCTTTTAAACATCTTTTCATTTAGTTCTTTTTGTTTCTGTTCCTGACGAATAGAGAACGAATCAATGTTTAATTGCTTTGTTATTTGTTTTATCCGCTGACGAGATACAGGTGTGCTGACAGACTTGGCAATAACATCTAGTTTTTCTCCAGAAAGCGCCATTGTTTTGATAAGTTGACGGTCTTCTATGGTTAAACGTGATTTAAATGTCATGGTTTCTCCTTAAAACGTTATTATACACCAACGCTTTACAAATGTCAATAAATATTTTATCTGAAGTCTTGTAAGTTAAGCGAAAGTGTGGTAGAATTACAACACATTATAAACACATTCTCCAAAAGGACAAAGAATGATAGATAAAAAGTTACAAGAATACTACGAGAGTAGGTTCTCAATGATGTCAACCCAAGGTTGGCAAGATTTAGTGGAAGATGCACAAAATATGTTCAATTCGTTGAACCATGTGCTATCAATCCAGAGTGAAGCGGATTTAATGGTAAAGAAGGGACAACTGGACTTGCTTCAGTGGCTCATTACCCTTAAACCTGCTTCAGAACAGGCTTACGAGTCTCTCATTAACGACTCTGCGGGAGCAGCTCAGAATGAGTAGACGGCTATACGACTTTAAGTGTAGTAAAGAACATATTACAGAAGGTTTTGTTGATTATGAGACAACAACAATCTCTTGTAGTTGTGGGAATGTAGCGAATCGAATTATCTCACCTGTGAGAATTAGTTTAGATGGCACAGACCCAACTTACGTGGCTGCTTACGACAAGTGGGCGAAAAGGCACGAAGACAAGCAGAAGCAAGAAGCAAAGCAAAACGCCTAAGATACCTTTATCGAAAGATAAAGCCTTAGATTACAAATCCTAAAATCACTTGATTCGGTGACAGGAGACTTTAAATGGCAGCAAACTTTATTCAAGAAGAAGAACTGTTTAACGGCAGTGAGCAAGAAGAAGTACAAGATGTTACAACCCCAGTACCCGACAGCACTACTGTAGACAATACTGAAGCGGTTGATGTCAAAGAACCCGTAGAAGAATTACCAGAGAAGTATCGTGGTAAGTCTGCTATTGAGATTGCAAAGATGCACCAAGAAGCTGAAAAGTTAATTGGACGACAAGCAAACGAGGTTCACGAAGTACGAAGTCTTGCAGACCAACTGTTAAAACAACAACTCGACTCTAAGGCTAAGGAAGCGAAGCCTATTGAAGAATCGCTCGAAGACGACTTTTTTGCAGACCCAGCTAGTGCGGTCAACAGACAAGTAGAGAAGCATCCTGCAGTTCTTGAAGCAAGACAAGCAGCGTTAGAAATGAAGCGCATGAAGACAGCTCAACAGTTGTCCTCGAAGCACCCAGACTTTGCAACCATCGCACAAGATGCAGGGTTTCAAGATTGGGTTAAATCTTCTGCTATTCGCTTAAACTTGTTTGCTAAAGCTGATGCTGAATTCGACTTTGAATCTGCTGATGAATTGTTAAGTACCTACAAGGAACTAAAACAAATCAAACAACAGAACCAAAATGTCCAATCAGTAGCAGTAGAAAGCAAGGCTCAAGAACAGGCAATGAGGGCAGCTACAGTTGATGTTGGTGGTGCTGGTGAAACCAGTCGAAAAGTATATCGTAGAGCAGACCTTATTAAACTGAGAATGACCGACCCTGAGCGTTATATGCAGTTGTCCGATGAAATTATGGACGCATATGCAACAGGGAGAGTTAAGTAATTTTAGACTTTCTAATTAAAGGAAATACATCATGGCAAAAGTAGCATACCCCGGCGGTAGTACATCTATCGTCAACAACGTAAACGCAGACAAATTCATTCCAGAAATTTGGTCTGATGAAGTCATCGCTGCATACAAGAAAAACCTAGTATTGGCAAACCTCGTTCGCAAAATGTCTTTCAAAGGCAAAAAAGGCGACACATTGCACATTCCTAAGCCAACTCGTGGTACTGCAACCCTCAAGGCTGCTAACACCGCTGTAACGATTCAGGCTGACGTTGAGACCGAAGTACAAGTTCTGATTAACCGTCATTTCGAGTACTCACGTTTCATCGAGGACATCACCGAAGTTCAGGCTTTGGCATCGCTTCGTTCTTTCTACACGGAAGATGCTGGTTACGCTTTGGCTAAACAAGTTGACGACGACCTCATTAACTTGGGTAAGACTTTCGGTAACGGTACAACCACTTTCGTACACAGCAACAGCTATTACATTGACGCAACGACTGGTTTAACCCTGTACGCTGAAGACCAAGTAATTGATGCTGACGTATTCACTGACGCTGGTTTCCGCAAGCTCATCCAGTTGATGGACGACGCTGACGTACCAATGGATGGTCGTAAGTTTGCGATTCCTCCTTCACTGCGTAACGCAATCATGGGTATTGACCGTTATAACAGCTCTGACTTCGTTGATGGTCGTGGCATAAACAATGGTCAAATCGGTAAGTTGTATGGTATCGACATCTATGTATCAAGCAATATGCCTGTTATCGAAACCAATGCTCAGAATACCGCAGCAACCAACACGCAAGACATCAAAGCTGCACTCTTGTTCCATACCGACACAATGGTATTGGCAGAGCAGTTAGGTGTTCGTTCACAGACTCAGTACAAGCAAGACTACTTGTCTACACTTTACACTGCTGACACACTGTTCGGCACTAAAGTTGTACGTCCAGAAGCTGGCTTCGTATTAGCTGTTAACGGCTAAGCAGTAAAAACTCAGGATAGCCTCTTCGGAGGCTGTCTTGTTTTAGTGTATTCAAAGAGTGCATTAAAACAAGTCAAGGAGAATAAATGTCAATCTACAGAGGCGCAGGTGGTGCAGGAGATGCTGTAGCAGACTCCTCTAGTGAAGCCCTATTAGTTCGTGAACTCGCTGTAGAAGTACAGGCTGACGCTGATGCTGCTGCTGCAAGTGCTTCTGCGGCTTCTGGTTCAGCAAGCACTGCATCTACTGCAGCGACTAACGCATCTAACTCTGCCACTGCTGCGTCAACCTCTGCAACCAATGCCAGTAACTCCGCATCTGCAGCAAGTACATCAGCAACTAACGCAGCTAGTTCTGCATCTACAGCTACTACTAAAGCAAGCGAAGCCTCTACCTCAGCAACTAATGCTGCAACATCTGCTTCAAGTGCATCTACATCTGCAACTAATGCTGCATCGTCTGCTACAACAGCAACAACTCAAGCAACTAACGCTGCATCCAGCGCATCTGCAGCATCCACTTCAGCCACTAATGCAGCTAGTTCAGCTAGTGCTGCTTCTACGAGTGCATCCAATGCTTCTACGTCAGCAACTTCTGCTGCAAGTTCAGCATCATCGGCTTCTACATCTGCAAGCAATGCCTCAACATCAGCGACTAACGCAAGTAATTCTGCTACTAGTGCTTCAACATCAGCTACAACAGCTACTACTCAAGCAGGTATAGCCACTACTAAGGCAGGTGAGGCAGCTACCTCAGCAACCAATGCAGCTAGTTCTGCATCGAGTGCTTCTACCTCAGCATCTACAGCAACCACACAAGCCACTAATGCAAGCAACAGTGCAAGTGCAGCAGCTACCAGTGCAACTAATGCAAGTAACTCTGCTTCCTCGGCAAGCACATCAGCAACTAATGCAGCCAACTCTGCAACATTAGCAGCAAGCTACACACCAAGTCAAACAGGTAACTCTGGTAAGTTCTTAACCACCAACGGAACTACTACTTCTTGGGGTAACGTATCAGGCTCTATCTCGGTTACTGGTGGAGATTTAACTTTATCTGGCAGCACTGGTACTGCAATCACTAACGCAACATTAGCAACAGTAAACTCTAACGTAGGCTCATTCGGTTCATCTAGTTCTATTCCTGTAGTTACAGTTAATGCTAAAGGTTTAATAACATCGGTTACTACTGCAACTGTAGCTGGTGGACAATACTTTGGTGCTGCTGCAAGCAAAGCGATTGCTTTTAATGAAGACTCTATTGCAGAGAACATAACAACAACAAGTGGTAAGAACTGTTTATCAGTCGGACCAATAACCATTGCGTCTGGATTTACAGTAACTATTGCTTCTAACCAGCGATGGATTATATTATGAGTCTTGTACTTCAATCAACGGGCGGTGGTCAAATCACCATCCAAGAACCTGCAACTGCTAGTAACTTTACACAGACATTACCTGCTGCTACTGGAACAGTAATGGTTAGCGGTAATCAGCCAGCGTTTAGTGCTTATTCATCTTCAAATCAAACAGTTGGTTCAGCAGGAAACATTAAAGTTACTTGTAATGTTGAAGAATTTGATACGGCTAGTTGTTACGATAATGTTACAAATTATCGATTTACACCTAATGTTGCTGGTTATTATCAATTTTCTGCTGGTGCAAGGGCTGTTTTTAATTCGACTTCAGCAGAAGTTGCGCTATTTTTATATAAAAATGGTTCTTCTTATAAAATTCTTCAAGACATTGTTCATTCGGGATATGCTAGAGGTGCTGCTGGAACTTGTTTAGTTTATGCAAACGGAACTACTGATTATTTTGAGTTATATAGTTTTTTGAGTGCCGCAGGAACTATTGAAGCTTCTGCAACAGGCACATATTTTCAAGCTGTTTTAGTGAGGGCAGGCTAATGTTTTTATTTGAAAAACTACAAAAAATTTATCCTGAATTAAGTGTAAATGACATTAGTCCGTTTGGCACAATCATTCTTCAAAACGATTCAGATGGCAAAGGCGATTACATTGCCAAGTGGGAACACCCAACGCTAGCTAAACCAACTGACGAGGAATTAGCATGAGTTCTTTACAAGTAAACCGTATAAACGATGCAAGCGGTGGAGTTCTAGCACCCATTAGTTCAGTCATGCGGAACAGGATAATTAATGGGGCAATGGTTATTGACCAAAGGAACGCTGGTGCTTCCATTAGTGTAGCCGCTGGTGGAAGTGGTTTTCCAGTAGATAGGTTTTATATAGAGAATTTTCAAAGTGGCACAATTACTGCACAGCGTTCAACAACCGCACCAGCTGGGTTTCTAAATAGTATTATTCATACAGTAACAGTAACCGATACGCCCGCTGCTGGTGATTATTTGTTTGAAAGCACTAGCATTGAAGGTTTAAACATGGCAGACCTTGGGTGGGGGACTGCTAATGCTAAAACAGTAACATTATCTTTTTGGGTTCGTTCTAGTGTTACTGGAACTTACGGAATAGGACTTCGCAATTCGGCTGGCAATCGTTCTTATGTTGCTACTTACACCATAAATTCAGCAAATACCTTTGAATATAAAACAATAACAATTACTGGCGATACAACTGGTACATGGCTAACTGATAACGGACTTGGTGTTCGTATATTTTGGGATTTAGGTTCAGGCTCTAACTTTAACGGTACTGCAAATAGCTGGAACGCTGGTTCGTTTTGGAGAGCTTCAGGTTGTGTAAATTTAATTAGTAATTCAGGCGCAACACTATTTATCACAGGCGTCCAACTCGAAGTAGGCACACAAGCTACTTCATTTGAATACAGAATGTATGGTACTGAGTTGGCTTTATGCCAGAGGTATTTTCAAATAAGCAAAGCATCGGAAGGCACAACAAATTACACATCTTTTTGTAATGGTCACTTTCCAGCCACAACTTATGGGTTTTTTCAATTT